GGCTGAGCATTACCAGCCGCATTCTGTGGTTGCAATGCGTTGTAGATTGGTCGGCCATCGACGTTAAATGACATGATGCGTCCCCACATCGCAGGTGACACAACGATTGCGTCGGCGAATTTGAATGTGTTTGAATAAACACTTACTGCACCGGCTGAAACCCATGCAAGCAACTCTGCAGCGGTGATGTCTGTTCCATAACCGGTTGCAGTCTTTGTTGCACCAGCGATGATTTGTGCTGAGTTGTATTGGTTGGTTGCACGTGCATATTGTGAAGAAAGATTTGAAATCAGTTCTGAAAAGAACAACGGATCTGATCTGTCTGCGAGTTCCACGGACATGACCTGGCTACCCTTGAATGACTTCACATCAACGTTGATAAATTCAGATTCCATGACTGTAGGTGTAACAGGATCGAGTTCGTCGATCTGCGCCACCGCAGGCAAAACGGAAATTTTTGGAATCTGGAAAACAAGGCCAGCGTTAGGCAGGGTCCCTGTTGAAATTGAATCGATTGAGGCTCTTACATCATTTGCAAGGCCGTTGACTACTTCACGCAGCTGGCGTGTAGGAATCAGGCCTGGATTGTCTGTTGATGCGGTTGCAGCTGCAATGAATGCGTTGACTTCATCAAGGCTGACGCCAGCAAGTGCAGCAATAGATGCAACGCGACCAAGTTGGCTGGTGTAATCAGACCATTCTTGGTTGCCTAACTCAACCGCTTTAGATATGCTGTCAGTTACTTGAATTGCTTGGTCGCCTGACATCCCATAACTGTTTAGCGTTTTGACCAGGACTTCAGTTACAGCTTGCGTATCAGCCAGTCCGCCAACGGCTGCTTTAGTCGCAGCCCGCAAAATGTTGATGTTGCCAGCGGTATCACTGAAGCCAGCCGATGCCGCTTGATATGATGCTGCTGCTAGTTCAGCCTTGCTTGCAACACCGCCAAGCTCGTCGCTTAGCTTTGATAGCGCCGGGCTAATTTTCCCTACATCAACGCCAACAGTGCCAAGCCTGCGCAGGTTGGTATCTAGTTCTTTAACATCTGCAATAACTTTGGTCAGCGCAAAGCCAACGCCTAACGCGCCTATAGCAGATTGCAGCGCACCAAATGCCTTTTCAGTGGACTGCGCCTGCGTCTGCACCTGCCGCAGCTTGCTGACAGCACCGCTGCTGTCAACATTAATAGCAACATTAGCAACAACTGACACAGCCCTACCGCCTTTGCTTCATTCTACGCTCTTGCTCTTCATTTGTGACCTGAAAATAAGCTGACCACAGCAGGAGTTCTTCCAAGGTCAATTCAGATTTAAGCCGTATCAAGGTGTAGCCCAGCTCTTTTGCTACACCCATCTGCAGCATCAGCAGGTTGTCACGCTTTAGTTCCGACTTTAACGCTTTTCATATCAAGCTCTTCGGTTTCCTCCGGGTTGGTGATGATGGCAAGCATCATCTGTTGCAGGTCAGCATCCATTACCTCGTTTTTTAGTTCCGCAATCTCGCCGGCAGTAAATAGCCGTTTGCCGGTGTCATCCACTGCTTTGGTAACCAGCAGGTTCAACGCAAAACCGTTGGTTTCATCACCACCTGGCATTTTCTGCGCACGTTCGCGCTCTGCCATCGTGAGTGGTGCTGAGTAAAACTCAAACTTTGTATCATCGCTTAATGTGACCGTGCGCTTAGTCGGGGTGAGGTTGGCTGCTTTCTTGAGACGATCTAGAGCGGATGCCATGAGGAAATTAGGTTGATAGCTCTATTTAAGCACAAAAAAAGCCCCAGCGGAAGCCGGGGCAATCTGCATTAGACGCTAGTGCTGAAATCAAACGTCGGAGCGCTGCTAGGACGGAAAGTAATTTCCACCATTTGGGCGTCATCAGGGTTGATGTTGAGGCTAGCGGTCAGAAGTACTGCGTCCATAGCGATGCTACGGCTAAGGGCTTCAGTGGCGCCCTTGTCAGTGTACAGCTTAAAGCCAGCACCAACCTGCTGCCGTTGGATGACATCTTCCACCATGCGGTTAGACAGTGCTGCGTCTTCGCTAGTTACAAAAACACTAGCAGTGCCATTACCATCAGCAAAACCAGGGACGTAAGCGCGAAACGGTGCGTACTGCCCAGCAGTTTGACCGATGGTGGTTACGTCAATCTCAGCCCTAGAGATCTCAAAGCTCCAGCTTTGCACCTGCCCAACAGCGGCGTAGTCGGCGTAGTACACCTCAAACTCGTTAGGCGCTGCCAGTGTGCCATCATCGGTGATAGCAAGGATGGTGCCGCCGGCGGTGGTTGAAACTGTCAGCGCACCAGTAGCAGCGGTGTAGCTGAGAACGTAGTAGGTAGTGGCTGCGCTGATTGGCGCAGGCAAGGTGCCGGAACCAGCCCCTCCAGTTTGGCTGTCAACAACCCGGAACTTAACCGGATCGCCAACCTTGAAATTTAGGTATGCGGCAACAGTGATGATGTCAGTTGCAACAGAAACGCCGGCTTCACCGAAGTTGCCGTTGGTGCCAGCAGGTTTGTAGTAAAGAGCGCCGGACGTACCGGACAAGACAGTGACGGCCATTGTTGTAAGCGGTAGTGGCTAGTGACAGTATAACTAGTCTAAGTACGCTTCAAACGTTGCGGTGAGTTGCGTTTGGTAATACGGCTGCGGTGCTGCTGGTGTTACCTGCGCTGGCCCTGAAGCTGGATCAAAAATGATGCTGCTGAACTTAGCGCGGTCGAACAGATCCTTGATGCGCTCGGCAATCGTGAAGTTAGCGGCTGCACCAGCGCCGATAGGGGTAAATATGTTGACCACTAATGTGCCATTTTGACGGTTGAAGTTGGCAAGTGTGGCGTAGCTGTTGTCGCCAAACCGTATAAATGCTTGGACCCATGGAGTGTTGTTGGGTGGCGTGAATGGTATGTTTTGATAGCTGACTGGATACGCCGGGTTGATCGCCATCTGCGTGGCAATACGGCCTTCAATGGCAGCACGCACGTCATTGTAGGTGCTGCTCATGATTCCCTGCCGATGCGTGCTGCTGCAATTCTGACGCGGCCTTGTACGTCCTTGGCGGCACCTTGCACCCAGCCATCACGCCCACCTTGAGCGCCTTCTGTCTGCTTGCTAGTGCCATTGGCCAGCGGCTCCGCATATGGCAGGTTGTTGTGGACTGAGTACACGTTGCCCATGCGCTCTTGCTGGTAGTTCATCTTACGGAGCGGATACATCGGTGCGGCTGGTGCGCTGGTTTTGTCGCGGCCTGGGTTGCTTGGCGCCTGTTGCGGGCCTGCATCGTATGACCCGGCTGCATTCTCACCTACCTGCCAACTAGCACGAAACCTGCCGGTATCAACCGGACTAGCTTGCTTGAGCAGGCTGTCAGTTTCCAGTACCGCCGCACGCAGCAGCTTTTCCATCTGCTGGTTGCAGTAGTCGCCAATATCGCCAACGCGGATAGTGCGTGCCATCAGTCTCTCAAGATTAGCTGGTAGGTAATTGCAGTATTGTCCTGTTCAATCGTACGAACGTCAATTACCTGTAGCGTGCGACCTGCAATAATGACGCGATCTGCTGGTGTGGGCACATTAGCAAGGTCTGCTGCTGCAATCAGCAATCGTTTGTCGCCAGCTTGGATAAGGTCGTTCACTTCACGCAGGTTTATGTCTTCCAGTACACCACGCACTGCGGTGTCTGTAGCAGTTTCGGCTGCTGTGCCAGTAGCTGGATCATAGGCACCTATTGTGATGCGGCGTATAGTTGCCGCACCGCCAAACTTACTAACTAGTTTGGCAGCAGTCTTTTGCAGCGAGGATGCAAGGGCCATTAAAGCCTATAAGCAACGACCGTGCCGCTAGTTAGTGTGATGCTGGTGAATGTACCACAGATTTCGGTGCTTGCTTTGAATGGGATAGCTGACAGCGTATTACCGGTGTAATCCGTTGCGGTCAAGCTTGCAATTACTGAATCTTCTAGCGCAACGATCTTACCAAAGCGGCCAGTATGCGCTGCGGTGTCATCAATGAACTCAGCACCGGGGTAGGCGTAATCCATGGTCAGCTCCTGCGGATTGAGATGTTGCCTGGTCCACTGATTATGGTGCTACAGTAGGCGAGCTTGAAATGGTGACGATTAACTTCACCATTAACGGCGCCATCACGACATCCATCTAATGCCTGCCACAATCCGCCCCGTTGATTTGCTTGCCGGGGCTTTTGATCTCAACCAGCGCCGCCGGTTTAATATCAAGAAAGAAGATGGCAGCATTGTGCTGTCGTTGTATTTCAAGCCAATTACCCGCGCTGATCGCAAGCGTGCTACTGGCCTAGCATCCAGCGAAGAAGCATTAGA